CCTTTGACCTTTTAGGTCAAACCACGGTCAATCGCGGTCAAACCTCAAAAATCGAAATTTTCTATAATGAATTCATATTTAACGACAAGGCATAAAGTCCTTTAAAAGTATAACACAAAATTTTACGTTTTTCAATCTTCTGCGAGTTATCGTTCATAAATAATTTACGAACGCAAATAAATTCTTTATCATTTGCAGCGATGAAAACACTAGTCCCAGATATGACATTAAACTGTCTAACTTGGTCATCAGCTCACCATCTTCGTGGCCACGTGGTGTGTTCGTAGTTGATGAACAAGAGAACATTATCAATAGAGTGCCAGCTTACGAACGGCTGGTCACCGGAAAGAAGCGGAGTTATCCGCATGAGGTGACCATCTTATGAAAAACACTGGCAGCCATAACGGTTATCTCCGCTTCGCACATGAAGCCAACGGAGGTAAAAGTTATGGCAATCAAAGTAAATCAGAGTAAACAGTATCGTATCTACATCAAGGAATCTAAGAGCTGGGTGGATGTAAACAAGGAATTCTACACGAACTACTATCGTGACATCAATTCCTATCGCAAGCGTCAGCAGGAGCATGGCCGTTGTGTCTGCCCTGCAAGTAAACGCTATTTATGCGACATGGACTGCATGACCTGTCCGTATGCCAAGGCTGGCGACCAGCTTTCTCTCGATAACACCGTAAGCGACGGTGAAGGAAATGAAAAGAGCTGGCTTGATGACATGCCGGATGAATCTGTAGCTATCGTAGAAATGATAGAGGACGCAGAACTTCTTCGTGCCCTCTATGCAAAGCTGAATGAGCTGGACCCGGAAGGTCGTCTTATCTGCCAGCTTATTATGGAAGGAAAATCGGAACGTGACTGCGGCAAGGAAATGGGTCTCTCTCGTAATACATTCGTGTATCGCAGGGACAAGCTGTTCCAGAAGCTTCGTTCCGAGCTTAAAGACTACATCTAATATGAATGGTCGTCCTCTGATTTTTCAGGGGACGATTTTTCTTTTCTAAAAACTTTCTATGTTTTTTCGGCCAAATGGCCATCTCACCTCCATTGAGTAGTGTAAGGCGAAACAAAGCGACCTACAGAAAGCGAGGTGAACACCGTGAATCAGACCTTTCACAACAGAAACGATACTGACGCAGAAGTAATTGCTACCCTCACAGCAATCAGTCAGGTATCCGCAAGAATGGCGAAGAATCTCAGAATCATCGCCGCACAGAGACAATCCGAGGAAGGAGGAACAACAAATGTCAAAAATGAACGATATGGCTATGACTATCGAAGAACTGAGAAATGCTGCCGCTGCTATTAACGATGCAGCAGACTGGCTCGCACAGCAGTTTGGAGGAACACCTAAAGTTGCCGGGGAACCAAAGGCACCTATCGCTTCTGCGAAACCCGCACTGACCCTTGAGGAGGTTCGAGCTGTTCTGGCCGACAAGTCCCGTGCCGGACATACAGCTGAGATCCGAGAGCTTCTTAAAAAGTATGGTGCAAGCAAGCTGTCACTCGTAGATCCAAAACATTACGAAGCCCTGCTCAGGGAAGCGGAGGTGCTCTAATATGCCACCAAAAGTACATGCTCTCCTCTCCGCATCCTCTTCTGATCGTTGGCTTCACTGTCCACCATCAGCAAGGCTCTGCGAAGCCTATGAGGATAAAGGTAGCGACTATGCTGCAGAAGGCACCGATGCACACGCTCTTTGTGAGTACAAGCTCCGTAAAGCTCTCAGCATGAAAGCTACTGATCCAACCAAAAGTCTCAATTGGTACAATGCCGAAATGGAAGATTGTGCTACCGGTTACGCCAGCTTTATTATGGAGCTTTTGGAAGATGCCAAGCAGATCTGCTCGGATCCAGTTGTTCTGATTGAGCAACGAGTAGACTTCTCCCGTTGGGTAGAACAAGGCTTCGGAACTTCAGATGCTATTCTCATCAGCGATGGAACTATGCACGTAATTGACTATAAACACGGTCTTGTAATCCTTGTTTCCGCCGAAGACAATCCACAAATGAAGTGTTACGCCCTTGGCGCTCTGGAGCTTTTCGATGATATTTATGACATCGATACGGTCAGCATGACCATCTACCAACCCAGGCGTCAGAACGTTTCTACCTATGAGGTCAGCAAGGATGACCTGTATCAATGGGCCGATGAAGTTCTGAAACCTACCGCAGACCTCGCTTTTGCCGGTGATGGAAATTTCCTGTGCGGTGAATGGTGCGGATT